ATCAAACTGGATCACTTTTTGATATTCCCGAGCAAGGTTATGAGGTTTTGGCTGATGCGGAAAAGGAAGATGTGAATCTTCTTCTTGGTGGTGGAATAAACATCGCTGAAGATGTGCAAAATTTGGTTCAGATCGCCGAAACAAGAAAAGACTGCGTGGCATTTCTTTCTTGTGACATCGGCAAGGTCGGTGCGAGTGTCAGTGCAAGCTCAACTGAAAGTGCGAAAGCAGACCGTTGCATAGCTTTCAAGAACAATGTTGGATCGAGTTCTTATGTCTTCATCGATTCGGGATACAAGAAGCAATTCGATCCATACAATCAAGTCTTCAGATGGGTGCCTCTCAATGGTGACACTGCTGGATTGGTTGCTAGAACCGAATTCACCAATGACGCATGGTGGTCACCTGCGGGATACAATAGGGGAATAATGAGGAATGCGGAAGCTCTTGCTTTCAATCCCTCGAAAATATACAGGGATAGATTGTACCCGAAGGGAATCAATCCAGTCATATTCCAAAAAGACACTGGAATTCTTCTCTTGGGTGACAAGACAGGTTTGCAGAAACCAAGTGCGTTTGACAGAATCAATGTTCGCAGATTGTTCATAGTTCTGGAGAAGGCAATCGCAACCGCATCCAAGTATTCCTTGTTTGAGTTCAACGATTCGTTCACTAGATCGAGATTCGTCTCTCTCGTCACTCCGTTCCTTTCGGATGTCAAGGCTAGAAGAGGCATGATCGATTTCAAGGTAGTTTGTGACGAGTCCAACAACACACCAGAAAGAATTGATAGAAACGAGTTTTGGGCAGACATCTACATCAAGCCAAATCGTTCGATCAACTACATTCAGTTGAACTTTATTGCTACTAGAACTGGTGCAAGTTTTAGTGAGGTTGGTGCTTAATTACAGATATAGAATCAAGGAGATAGAAATATGGCATTTCAAGTCAGTCCAGGCGTAAATGTAACGGAAATCGACCTCACAACCATAGTTCCAGCTGTTGCTACTTCTTTGGGTGGTATTGCTGGAAACTACGAGTGGGGACCAGCAAAGCAGGTGATATTGATCGATTCTCCGAAGTCATATAGGGCAATTTTCGGCAATCCAAAAAATTGGAACTATGAGCAATGGTTTTCGGGGTTCAATTATCTCAGTTACACGAACTCGTTGCAAGTAGTGAGAGTTGTAGGAACAGATGCAGAGAATGCTGCTGGTTGTTTCACGGGGGATGGTCAAACAGCTCCATCTGCACAACTATTTGAAAATGAGAGTTTGTTCAACAACGACTACAATGGAATTTTTGCTCGTTATCCAGGGCAAAAAGGAAATTCCCTCAAGGTCGCTATTTTCCCAGGACCAGGTGGAACAGCTATAAATGAAGGGACTACTGGTTATGGAGCTGGATTCACAGCGTGGACGGAATCGGGAGTGGAATATTACGCGAACTTCGGATTTGGTTCAGAAGGAGCTCCTGACCACACGACCAACATTCAGACACTAGCAGCAAGTTTGACCACGAACGACCAAATTCATGTTTTGGTCATCGACGAGGATGGATTGTTCACTGGAGCTAGAAACACGATACTGGAAAGATTCAACAATCTTTCTGTGTATCCAGAAGCTAAATTGGACAATGGGGAAAGTACATTCTACAAGAGACATATCAACGACACATCACAATACATTTATGTCGGTGGAGAAGACATTCCTCAAGACGCAGCTTCCGACTTCTATGTTCAAACTGGCCTCCAATTCACCGACACTGGAACCTTTGGATATATTGCTGACTGGGGTGTCACAGGTCCAAATGGAACAAGAGTTCGTTTGGGTGGAGGAGTTTCTTTCCCACTCAATGGCGGCGCTGGTCAAACCAGTTCGAACTTGGTTTCTCCAACTGTTCCAAGTGACGATCCATATGGTTACAACCTTTTCGAGGACACGGAATCGTACGATGTCAATCTCTTGATTTCTGGTGGAATCGTGGATTCCACAAGTGTCGGAGCATTGAAAGCTATAGTCGAGTATAGAAAAGACTGTGTTGCTTTCTTTTCACCGAGAAACAGAAGTGACATAGAAGAAGAACAAGCAAAACTCGAAAGAGCTTTGGACTTCAAGGCAACTTTGGGAACAAGTTCCTACTGCGTAATCGATTCTGGATACAAATATCAATACGATCCATACAACGATCTTTATCGTTGGATTCCACTGAACGCTGATATTGCTGGTCTTTGTGCGAGAACGGATAGCACGAACGATCCTTGGTGGTCTCCTGCTGGATTCAATAGAGGACAAATCAGAAATGTCATAAAGTTGGCGTTCAATCCATCCAAGGCATTCAGGGATCAACTTTATCCCGATGGAATCAACCCTGTCATAACAACTCCAGGAGAGGGAACGATTCTCTTTGGTGACAGGACAGCATTGTCCAAACCAAGTGCGTTCGACAGAATCAATGTTCGCAGATTGTTCATAGTTCTGGAGAAGGCAATCGCAACCGCATCGAAATTCTCTTTGTTCGAATTCAACGATTCTTTCACCAGATCCCAATTTGTTTCCTTGGTGACACCATATCTCAAGGATGTCAAGGCGAGAAGAGGAATCATAGATTTCAAGGTGGTTTGTGACGAGTCCAACAACACTGCCGAAAGAATCGACAGAAACGAGTTTTGGGCAGACATCTACATCAAACCAAATCGTTCTATCAACTTCATCCAATTGAATTTTGTTGCGACCAGATCAGATAGCAACTTCACAGAGTTGGGCGGATAAAATATATAAATACAGACAAATGCTGTAAAAGGAGATAAAATGTCATTACCAGATATTCAAGGATTCAAGAATTCGTTACTTAGAGGTGGAGCCAGAGCTACTCACTTCTTGGTTCAGGGATTGAATATAGGAAGCATACAAGAGTTTTCTTATCTTTGTAGAGCTGCCTCACTCCCTGCAGCCACAGTGGCCGTGGTTGAAGTCCCAACTCCAGGTGGCAGAAAAATAAAACTTTCTGGAGACAGACAATTTGAAAATTGGCAAATAACTGTTTACAATGACACGAACATGATAATGAGATCTCGTTTTGAGGCTTGGCAGACTGCATGTGCCAACTGGGACAGTCCTGCAGCTTTCGACAATCTCGATTCCTATGCTTCCAATCAATGGAATGTGACTCAATTGGACAGAGCAGGAAGAGCTATGAGGGCATATCAGTTCTTCAATGCTTGGCCAACTGCTCTCGGTGCAATCGAGTTGTCTTTCGACGAAGCCACTACCATAGAGCAATTCACTGTTGATTTGGCCTATTCGCATTATGTTCCTGTTGCTGGTGGTGGAAGTGTTGGTCCCGCTGGAGTTCTTGGTGCTGATTGGGCAGTGAATCTCGGATTCTCTGGTTCCTTCAACCTCAACTTCGAGAGTGGTGGTGGTATTCTTTCCAGTGTGAATGCTCTAGCTTCCATTGGTGGTTCTTTTAGTCTATGATTTCAAAAATAGTTAGGAGTAGAAATGCCATTTGAATTTTTTGGTCTGAAATTCGGGAAAACAAAGCAGGAGAAGGAAGAATCGAAGTTGACATCCTTCGTTCCTCCTGAAACTGACGATGGTGCAGTAATAGTCGAATCGGGTGGATTTTACGGACAATATGTGGATTTGGACGGATCCACCCGGAGCGACTACGAACTGATCCAAAAGTATCGCGACATGGCTCTTCATCCCGAATGTGAAAGTGCAGTGGAAGAAATAGTCAATGAGTCGATCATTGCTAGTGACAACACAGATGTGGTCAAGATAAACCTAGACAATGTGAATTTGGACGCTGAGATAAAGTCTTTGATAACAAAAGAGTTCAGTACAATTTTGGAGTTGATGAGTTTCAACACAAAAGGTTACGAATTGTTTCGTCGTTGGTACATAGATAGCAGACTCTATTTTCATGTCATAGTGAATCCAAACAACATCAAAAAGGGAATAGTGGAACTTAGGTTCATAGATCCCCTGAATCTTCAGAAGATTCGTGAATTCAAGAAGGAAACACGACCAGATGGAACCAAGTTGATTGCGGATTTTGAGGAATTTTATATTTTTCACAAATATGTGTTTCCAGGTGGTCAAAAGAATTTTGCTACAGCTCCAGATGTTCAAGGTTTGAAGATTTCTCCCGATGCTATTTCAGCGGTCAATTCTGGTCTTTATGATACGAGAAACAAGAGAATAGTGGGATATCTCCACAAAGCAATCAAATCGTTGAACCAGTTGAGGATGATGGAAGATGCAGTGGTGATATATAGAATCTCACGCGCTCCTGAAAGAAGAATTTTCTATGTGGATGTTGGTAACTTGCCGAAACAGAAAGCCGAGCAGTATCTTCGTGATTTGATGAACAAACACAGAAACAAATTGGTCTATGATGCGAACACTGGTGAGATCAGAGACAACAAGAGAATGATGACCATGTTGGAGGACTATTGGATGCCTCGCCGAGAAGGTGGTAAAGGCACTCAAATAGAAACTCTTCCTGGTGGTCAGAATCTCTCGGAGATGGAGGATGTGAAGTATTTTCAGAAGAAACTATACAGGTCTCTCAATGTTCCCGTTTCTAGGCTTGAGAGTGAGAATGGGTTTACTTTAGGGAGATCCACGGAAATAACAAGAGATGAAATCAAGTTCACGAAATTCGTGAATAGAATGAGGACCAAGTTCAGTGAAATCTTCTACGACCTTTTGGGGAAACAATTGATACTGAGGGAAATAATCACCAAGGATGAATGGGAGAAGATTCGTTACGATGTTCATTTCGATTTCAAGAGAGATACTTATTTCGCCGAACTCAAAGAAGCTGAACTTCGCAAAGATAAAGTGGATGA